CACGATCCAGTGGATTGAACCGGCCGCTACAGATCTGGACGGGAATGCAGCGACGTCGGCGACATGGACGCTGACGACCTACCTGCGGATGCACGTCAACCATGAGGGTGCGACGGTGGTTGGCACCGCGCGATCGGATGGCGGGTGGAACAATGCGATCAGCGCGTCGACATCGACGGGATTCGATGCCGGCACCTGGTACTGGCAGTCGCGGATCACGAAAGGTTCGACGGTGATCACGATTGGCGAAGGGACGTTGACCGTATCGCCGTCGCTGTACTACACCGGGCTGCCGGCGGCATTCGATGGCAGGAGTCAGGCGGAGCAGGACCTGGAGGCAGTGCAGACTGCGATCCGGAATCTGATCAGCAAGGAGGCGAAGCAGTACACGATCGGGAGCCGCAGCTACACTGCCCAGGACCTGACGCAGCTGATGCAACGGGAGTCGCAGCTGAAGGCGATTGTGGCGCGAGAGCGAGCAGCGGAGAAGATCGCTGCGGGCCTGGGTGATCCGCGGAATGTGTTCGTGAGGTTCAGCTGATGGCGAAGCGCGGCCGCGGTGGGAAATCGTCTGGCGGTCGAATCCGCGGCGCCGCATTCGATGCGCAGCAGCAGCCGGCAGGTGGCCGCCGCGGCCGCCGCGCCTACGAGGGGGCCCTGGTCTCGCGGCTAACGTCCGACTGGGTGACGAGCAGCACGAGCGCCGACGCCGAGATCGACGGCAGTCTGGTCCGCCTGCGGAACCGCTCGCGCCAGCTGGTGCGCGACAACTGCTACGCCAGGCAGGCGATCCGTGCGATCGCCGCGAATGTGGTGGGTCGCGGGATCCGGATGCAGTCGCGGGTGGCGATGCAACGCGGCGGCGGCCGGCTGGATCAACCGGTCAACACGACGATCGAGCGGCTGTGGCAGCAGTGGTGCCGGAAGGACCGCTGCCATGTTGCCGGCAAGCTGAGCATGTCGGAGATGCTGCGCTTGATGATCCGCAGCGTGGCGGAATCGGGCGAGGTGTTCATCCGGATCGTGCCTGAGACGTTTGGTCGCAGCACCGTCCCGCTGGCGTTGGAGGTGATTGAGGCGGACTACTGCGACGAGGGGAAGAGCAGCGGCCCGGTGAGCGAGGGTGCCGAGTGGCGGATGGGTGTGAAGGTCGACAAGTGGGGCAGGCCGCTGGCGTATCAGTTCCGCGATCGCCACCCTGGCGACATCGTGAACGGCACCGGCTATCGAACCCGGGAGGTGCCGGCATCGGAGATCATCCACCTGTTCATCACCGAGCGACCGGGCCAGACGCGAGGTGTGCCGTGGACGGCGTCAGCTGTGAAGCGGCTGCACCACCTGGCGGGCTACGAGGAGGCGGAGGTGGTGAGGGCCCGTGCGAGCTCCAGCCTGATGGGCTTCATCCAATCCCCCGAGGGTGAGGCGCCCAGCGATGAGGTCTACGACGAGGAGCGGGTAAGTAACTTCGAGCCTGGGGTGTTCAAGTACCTGGCGCCGGGCGAGTCGGTATCAGTGCCGCAGCTCGATGCACCAGACGGTCAGTTCGAGCCGTTCCTGCGGGCGATGCTGCGTGCTGTTGCGGCAGCGATCGGCTGCAGCTATGAGACGGTGAGCCGTGACTTCAGCCAGTCGAACTACAGCAGCAGCCGACTGAGCCTGCTCGAGGATCGAGAGGAATGGCGGACGCTTCAGGACTGGATGATCGAACACCTGTTGCAGCCGGTGTTCGAGCGATGGCTGGAGGCTGCCGTTGGTGCTGGCGTGCTGCAGCTGCCGGGCTACGAGACGATGCCAGAGCGGTACGAGATGGTGAAGTGGTACCCCCGCGGCTGGGCCTGGGTGGACCCGGGCAAGGAGGTGGCAGCGTACAAGGATGCTGTGCGGAGTGGCTTCAAGACCCAGGCGCAGATCGTGGCCGAGAGCGGCGGCGACCTGGAGGATCTGCTGGTGGCACGAGCAAGCGAGGTGGATCGTGCCGAGGCGTTGGGGCTGCAGTTCGACACCAACCCGGCGCAGGTCTCTGGCGCTGGGGTGACGCAGGCGCGACCGATCGGATCCGAGATGCCAGAACCTGCTGATGCTCAACCCGAGGATGGTGACATCGAAGATCCGAATGATCTCGGTGATGTGCAGGAGGACGACTGATGGCTGAGGTGAATGGAGTCGAGATCAACCTGCTGCCGACCGAGGGGATGCGAGAGGAGGCACAGCGGTATCGCGAGTGGAAGGATGCAGGCCGACCTGGTGGGACTGACGTGGCGGCGACGAGAGCGAGCCAGATCCTGAGCGGCGACGAGCTGAGCCCTGAGACTGTCATCTTGATGGCGGCATGGTTCGCCCGGCATGAAGTCGACAAGCAGGGGCAGGGCTTCAGCCCTGATGAGGATGGCTACCCCAGCCCGGGGCGTGTGGCATGGGCGGCATGGGGCGGTGATGCCGGGCAGGTGTGGTCAAGCAGCAAGGCGGAGACGATCAAGAATGCCGAGGATCGAGGGCTGCTGATGGCCCGTCCGTATCCGAACGAGCATGCTGCACGACTGAAGGACCCGGATCAGTTCGAGCAGTTCAGGCGCGAGACCGATGGCGCCGGCCCTGGCATCGACATCATCTGGGGCATCACCGATATCGGGCAGGTGGAGATGCAGGCGTTGCGATTCGATGCCGCACGCTACAGCGAGCAGGAAGCGCGCGACTGGCTGGCCGAGCACGACATGAAACCTATTGCCTTCGAGCCAGCTACACTGCGGCAGTGTGTGGTAGATAAGCGAGTGGAAGTCCGCGAGCTGAACCGTGATCCGCTGCATCGTGTTGTCAGCCTGGACTACCAGGCGGCGCTGGTGCGGATGGAGCACACCGATGCCGCGGATGAGCAGCGCACCTTCGAGTTCAGCTTCAGCAGCGAGGCACCGGTTGAGCGATGGTTCGGAACTGAAATCCTGAGCCATGCCGACGGTGCTGTTGACCTGTCCCGGCTGAACGATGGAGCGCCGTTGCTGTGGAACCACAACCCAGACGATGTGCTGGGAGTGATCGAGCGAGGATGGATGGAAGACGGCCGCGGCCGGGTTCGTGTCCGCTTCGCTCGTTCTGCATTCGCAGATGAGAAGCTGCAGATGGTGAAGGATCGGATCCTGCGGAATGTATCCGTTGGCTACTCGATCCTGGATGCTGCACCAATCCGCGACGGTTCAGGAATCGTCGCCACCTCATGGCAACCCCATGAGGTGTCCGTGGTGAGTGTGCCAGCTGATGCGACCGTCGGCTTCGGGCGATCGCTCGATGACGACGCTGCAGCGGCACTGGCCGCGACCCCCCAACCCCCCGACAACAACCCCATGGAACCGACCATCGATCTCGAGGCGGTGCGGGCGCAGGCTGCGGCCGATGAGCGCTCGCGCGTTGCCGCCATCACTGCACTGTGCCGAGAGCATGGCGCTGACGATCTGGCCCAGGGCCTGATCGAGCGCGGAGCAACCGAAGCCGACGCCATGCGCGACGTGCTGAACCAGATCGGTAAGCGTGCGAAGCAGCCGGCCCAGGCGGCCACCCCTGCTGCTGCCGCCGCCCAACCCATCGCCCGTTCGGCCGACATCGGCCTGACCGAGAAGGAGACTCAGCGCTACAGCTTCCTGCGTGCGATCCGTGCGCAGATGATGCCCAATGATCGAGGCATGCAAGAGGCCGCCGCCTTCGAGCGTGAGGTTTCCAATGCTGTCGAGAAGCAGCTCAACGTTAGCGCCCGGGGTTTCCTGGTCGCCAACGAAGTGCTGCATCGTGACCTGACCGTCAGCACCGCCAGCGCTGCCGGCGACCTGGTGTTTGTCGATGCCCGGCCTGGCAGCTTCATCGAGCTGCTGCGCAACCGGATGGCTCTGACCAGCCTGGGTGTGACGATGCTGACCGGCCTCAACGGCCCTGTCGCCATCCCCCGCCAGACCGGTGCTCCTACGGCCTACTGGGTGGCAGAGAAGGGTGAGCCCACCGAGTCGAATCCGACGGTGGATCAGGTCAACCTGGTCGCCAAGACCCTCGGCGCCTACACCGAGTTCAGCCGCCGCCTGGTGCTGCAGTCCAGCATCGACGTCGAGCAGATGGTCCGCAATGAGCTGGCCATGGTCATCGGCCTTGAGATCGACCGGGCTGCCCTCTATGGCACCGGTTCGTCGAGCCAGCCCGAGGGTCTGAAGTTCACGACCGGGATCAACACCAAGGACTTCGCTGCCAACCAGCCGACCTATGCCGAGCTGGTTGAGATGGAGACCCTAGTTGCTGCCGACAACGCCGACATCGGCGCGATGGCCTACCTGACTAACGCCACCATCTATGGTGGATTCAAGACCACCGAGAAGGCGAGCTCGACCGCTCAGTTCGTGCTTGAGCCTGGCGGCACTGTCAACGGCTACCCCGTCGTGCGATCCAACCAGGTTGCGTCAAATGACGTGTTCTTCGGTGTGTGGAATCAGCACGTCATGGGAATGTGGGGCGCCCTGGATCTCCAGGTCAATCCCTACGCCCTCGACAAGTCCGGTGGTGTGCGCGTGACCGCCTTCCAGGATGTGGACGTCGCCGTCCGTCATCCCGAGGCGTTCTGCCGCGGCAACAATAACCTGTGACCATGAAAGTCGAGATCCTGCGTCAGACCTCCATCGCCGGCCGGCCCGCGAGGGTCGGTGATGTGATGGAGGTGAGTGACCGTGATGCCAGGCTGCTGATCGTCAGCGGCAAGGCGACGGAAGCCCAGCTGGTGCAGGATCCGGCTCCTACCCCTACCGCCCCCCGCAAACCCCGCTCGAAGAGGACCCATGGCGATTCATGAACTCACGCTGGAGAAGCTCCAGCATTTCACCCTCCTGGCCACGACCACCATCACCGCCACCGGCAACCAGACCGGTGTCGACCTGGCCGGCTACGAAGGCGACGTGCAGATCATCCTGTCCGGCACTGCTGCCGGTGCCAGTGCTGATCTGACATTCCGGATCGAGGAGTCAGACGACAACTCGACGTTCACCGCTGCCACCGGCGGCAGTTTCACTGCGATCGCCAATGCGGCGAGCAAGC